AAAGCTGAGACGCTCCCCGATGCTGGCTCCTACACTGAGGAGCCTGATGATGAATACGCGCAGGTGTTCAACGCATCTGTGGAAGCTGGCGCGCCCATGAGCCTCGAAAAGATCATGGCTCGTCGCCATCTTCTCAATCGCATGGTTCGTCGCTTCAAGATTCAAGACCTGGGCCTGAAGAAAGTCTATCAGGACAAGCTCCAGCATGCGACTCCCGCCGAATTGAAGCTCCTGAGGGATAAGGACACCGAGTTCTACACTCTCAAGGGCAAGCCCAAAGCTCACAAGGCTCCCGCGAAGAAAAAGGAAGCACTCACGAAGCTCGAACAGATCGTGAAGACTTTCTGCGGCCTGAAGTTCAAGGATGCGGTCATCATCGAGAACCTCAAAGAAGAGGGAATCGAAGTTCCGGCCAACATCTCCGAAGTAATCGCGCGCTTCAGGAAATAGTTCGAACCGTGAACACTTTCTCCATCGACTCATCGGATAAGCCCCTCGTGCGTCTGGCTGTGGCAACTTACTTGCTCGGCCAGATGCTTGAGACTCCCATCAACGCCAGACCTAACTCATCGGAGACACCGAAGGAACGCAAGGTAAAGGCGGCTATTGAATATGCCGACCTTCTCATCAACTTCATCATCACTGAATAACCTTCTGATAGAGGACTGACTAAATGACTGACTACGCGATGCTCGAAGCTCTGTATAAGAAAGACCTGGCGGATAAGTATCCGCAATACCAGCGCGTGCTCGATCGGGCCGCAAAGGTATACGTGCTCATGGCTACTCGGCGTTACTGTGTGCGCGCCTCGTGCTGGTATGAGAAGAACGATCTCGTGCTCGGCATCGGAGACCCGACCACGCGACCCTGGGCGCCTAAACAGACGTTCTGGCAAATCTACGCTCCCGCTCAGCAGGGTCTATGCCTCGCGCCAGCCTCCCACTTTCAGGTTGTGAAGGTGGTGCGCTAATGAGCAGCACGATTATCAAACTGAAGTGCCCACATTGTGGGAAGCCTGCGATGCAGGAGCGGTCAACTCGCGTCATCAACGAGCTCTTCATCAAGCTCGCATGCGGACATACCATCATCCGTAACGCTCTGGCACCGCCGTCGCCTGAGGAAATCATCTCAGAAGATGGTCGCCAGCTTTTCGACTACCAGATTAAGACGGTGGAGATGGTGGAAGCTGCTGGTGGCTCGGCCATCATCGCGCACGAGATGGGTCTCGGCAAAACGGTCTGCGATTTGGCCGTTCTCCTGCGAAACAAGGCCAAGATGCTTCCCGCTCTCTACATCGTCAAGAGCGGGCTCAGACTCCAGTGGCTGGGCGAGGTAGCGAGATGGGCTGGCTTGCCATCGCAGGTCATCTACACATCGAGCGAGAAGCCCTATACGAAAATCTTCAAGGTTGTCATCGTGTCCATCGACATGGTGCGAAACTTGAAGTGGACCGAGGCGGAAATCGCGCAGTTCAAGTCTGTCACCATCGATGAGTGCCAGATGATTAAGAACTCCACGAGCCAGCGAACAATGGCTATCCGCAAGATGTTCTCGAAGGTGCCATACCGCCGTGGTTTGAGCGGCACGCCAATCAAGAACAATGCTGGCGAATACTTCAGCATCTTGAACTTCGTCAATCCTACTCAGTTCCCGAGCGAGGCGAAGTTCCTTCGAGACGACGTGGTGTTTGATGGCTACAAAGCATACGGCCTGAAATACCCGAAGGCATTCGAGGCGAAGACGAAGGACTGGATCTTCAGATACCTCCGAGAAGAAGTGCTCCCTGATCTTCCACCGATTTTTCGGCAGTTCCGCAAGGTGGAGATGGAAGAGGGACTCGCTGAAGCATACAACGAGGTGGTGAAGGAGTTCTGCAAATACTACGAGGGTCTCGAAGAGGAGCCGGACTTCGGGGAGAGCACGAACATCCTGGGCTACTTCGCTAAGATGCGCCACATCACGGGCATTGCGAAGTCACAGGCCGCCGTTGATTACGCCGAGGAGTTCTTGCTCAGCACAACGCGGAAGCTCACGATCTTCGTGCATCACAAGAGGGTGGGTGCGGCCGTTATCGCCAAGCTCAATAAGACCCTCGAAGATGGCGGCTTTGGCTCGGCGGCTGAGATTACTTCAGACATGCCTGTCGAGGAGCGCGCCCGGCAAGTTGAGAAGTTCCGTTCGCCTGAGTGCCGTGTGATGGTGGCTTCAACTCTGGCGGCTGGCGAAGGACTGAACCTCCAGTTTTGCTCAGACTGTCTGATACTGGAGCGCCAGTGGAACCCGGCTAACGAGGAGCAGGCTGAAGCGAGATTCCCACGGCCTGGAACTGAAATCAAGCGCTCGTTGGGTGGCGTGATAACCGCCGCCTACCTCATCGCAATTGGCACCATCGATGAGTGGCTCACTGAGCTGGTCGAGAAGAAGCGCAGCATCATGCAGCAGACTCTCGATGGTAAGAGTGTTCACTGGGAGCAGCAGAGTCTCATGAAGGAACTCGCTGATATCCTCTTTACCAAAGGTCGCTCAAACCGTATTCGGTGAGAGTATAGGGGCATCGGGTATTATCCCGGTGCCTCTCTTTCAGCCCTCATAGTGGAGAGTTGAAAGAGAGGCATGAAGCTTCTCAAAAGGAGACAGATGATGCTGAAGTTCATTGAAGCGGACAGAGGGTATTACGACATTATCGACGGAGAACTCGATGAGGGTCCGCACGTTGGAGCCATCGAGATCGAGGGAACCGAGTTCTGGTTCAACTCCCGTGATATCGCTTACCAGTTCACGATGGCCGACCTCATCAGCATCGTGGAGTTCGCCCAGACCGAAGCGAAGAACCTCGCGGAGCGCCTCGCACGAGGAAACGAAGCGAACGATCGAAGGCTCGCGGAAGTCATCGAAGAAGCGAAGAAGGGCGGCAAGAAGTGAAGGTGAACATCAGCAGACAGAACCGTTTCGGCCAGCTGTATAAGCTGACTGAGATCAGCGACGTGGAAACTCGCATCGCGCTCCTGAATAGGGATGCGACCGAGAAGAGCTTCATGGTCGTCAAGGCAGAGATTCACGACCTGAGCACTGCATGGTTCCAGTGGCAGATGCGGGGCATGTTCATCCAGGACGCCTTCTACTTCCTCAGCCCCGATGAGAGGGAGTTCCTGCTCACCGGCCTGCTCCCCGAGGAGTTCAAGGCTATCGTCGGAGAGGACGAGTAATGTATTACATCGTCAAGATGTGGTTTCCCAACGGAAACGAGGTCACGGTAACTGTCGTGGCTAGGTCTGAGGGGGATGCCATCAACAAGGCTCGGAAGGGCTACCACGAGGCGACGAAGGTTGAGGTTCTGGGGAGTCATGGCGCATAACTGCCTCATGATTCTCGCCATCCCGACGGCATTCGCGCTCATCGGGTTGTTCATCGCTAACATCGGTCGAATCGATAGCGCAATCTATAGGTGGGAGAAAAAGAGAGGGCTGTGATGTTGGAAGTTGATAAAACTTTTGACTTTCTAATCGGAGAGTGGCTGCGATTCAAGTCGATGGGATGGCACAAGATGGCGAATCAGTGCTTCATCGCCGCTCTCGCGCATTACCAGAGATACTACCAGCACGAAGGCTTGAAATGATGAGCACACCACAACTAGTAGCAGGGCTACTCAAGACAGGCGGGAAGCTACTCATCGTGGGTGGCGGGATGGCTGAGCTTCCCGATCCCATCGCCAATCATCCCCAGATACTGATCTGGGATGACCATGATGATGCAATCGGACGGCGTGAGGTGCCCACGAACGTCAAGGTTATCATGTATAACCGATGGGTATCGCATGCCACGGCTCGGAAACTTGGTGTCGCGGCTAACTCGCTGCGCGCCATCAAGTTTCCGATGCTCAAAACTCGGGAAATCAAAGAGTTGTTGTCCGAGTTCTTGCAGACCGACGCTATCGAGGCGCCGAAACAAGAATTAGAGCGGGAGACGGAAGCTTTCATCGCATCTACGCCAATCGTAACTGAGGAAAAGCCGAGTGAATCGGCAATCGAGGAGACAGTAGTGGTTAATTCAAAGGATAGAGTGGGAGCTGGAGTTCTCAAGGACTTCATTGCACGGAAGTTCGACAGCGCCAAGAGCTACAAGGAGCGCGGCACCATCTCGAAGGAAGCTGAGCGCCTGTTCAAGCTCGCCAAGGGCGAAGGCATCCAGACCTCGAAGAACTCAATCGCTCAGGCAATCGGGAAGCTCTCCAAGACGGGTGGAAAGACGCATCACATTCCCACGCGGAACGTCAACGACGACTTCGAGCAGTTGGATGTGCTCATCAGCGACGCCATCGCTGCGATGAAGCTCGTTCAGGAGCATCTCCCGAAGGTTCGGAAGGAAACTGAGCGCCTCCGAGGGATGAAGGACCGGGTGCTGAAACTGTTCAGCGAGTGAACACTTAATGATTCACTTCTGTTGCGGCTGTGGTAACCCATGTGATTGTTGGGCATTCGATCAGTCACATGGGGATGTCTGCGACAAGTGCTCAGACTGCCTTAACAACTTCGAGACCAAAATGAAACCGAGCGACTACATCTACATCAAAGCGTGGGGCATCATCATGAGCAGCCTTCCATACTATATCGAAGGGGAACAGTCAAAGGCTGCTACTGAGAATGCCCCCGGGGATGCCATCTACAAGAGCAGCAGGGGTGAGTGGGTGCGCCTCTCCACTTGCTCCGAAGGTGTCCAGGCTGACGTGAAGAAGATTGTGAAGGGATTTCATGAGCGATAACATCGTCAAGCATCAGATCCAGTGCATCCAGGATCACGGACTCAACCTCACAGAGTGGGAGGAGGAGTTCATCCGCTCCATCATACTTCAGCACAAAGCGGGACGAACGCTGAGTGAGAAGCAGGAAGCCATCGTGGAGCGTATCTACAACGCCAAGACACCGACAGGGAGCAGATTTGGATATGAAGAAGGGAAGAAAACAACTCGTGTTCGAGAAGAAGGTCGCGAGTAGCACCAAGCGGAAGCATAGGCCTGAGTCAATCAGGATTCTATGCCATGACTGCGGTGAGTATGAGACGAGGAACCAGCTGACAATCTCGCGGTTCTTCTCATACGTGCTCCCTCATACGTGCGAACGCTGTCCCTGTGAAGCCGTGCGGGTGAGGACATGAGCGGGGAACCTTGGCACATGGACTGCGCCGACTTCCAGGTGGGCGCGTGTTGCACTGGCTGTCACGAATCGGGGTGGACTATCACGGTCTACCCCGAATCGGCATACTCAGAGAAGTATGCAACTGGGAAGCTCCCGGACCTGAGCTTGGGCATCTCGGGCCATGTTTGCTGCGGGAGATTCGAGGAAGTCAAGAGACTCCCAAGAGGTTGGTGGATTCGCCGATACGCTGAGAAGAAGGGATGGAAGGAGAATGATATCGCAATCGTCCTTGCAGCGTCTCCTGAGAAGTTTCTCACCGTCTGCGGAGAAATCTCCAGCAAATACTGGAGGGCCGAGCATCCCGATATCCAGGTCGCTCGACCTCAAGCACCAAGAAAGGGTGTTAGAGCAGCAAGAGGAAATGATTGTCCAGGCTGCGGCAACAAGTGGGACGGTAACGTCTGTAACAACTGCGGGCACGCCGGTTAAACGAGGAGGACGACGAAGATGAGTGACCATCGTAAGGACTACCCGATCGACAAGCTCACCGAGGATCTTGAGAAGTATCAGATTCCCGGCTACATGCACGGCAGCATCATCAACTACGTCCGTAACGGATGGCCAGTTGGAGACTTCCTGCGTGCCATCATCGAGGGAGACTTCTTTAAGGCGTGCGCGCATGCTGACGAGGAGAACTTTGCAGTCATCGGGAACTATGCGCGGTTCTTCTTCAACTGCACTCCAGCGGGATGCTTCGGTCAGAAGGGCGTCGTGAAGGAGTGGAACGAGCACAAGGGACTGCACTATACGGTGCTCCCGAAGGCTGAGAAGTCAACTCTCTCGACGAGGTAGTATGCAGCAGGTCAGGCATAACAAATACGGGGTATTTATGGGTGTGGCCCACGGCAAGGCGCACTTCCATAAAATCTCCGAGTGCTGTCATGGCCTGGGTGTCTACCAGTTTGTGCGCGACAGTCAGATTAAAGCATTCTTTGATCTTGCTGACTCGCCACATCTACCGGAGCGACTGAAGAAGGATGAGTTCACGGTTGAGCCGTGGGATTCTCGTTTGAATGAGTTCCTCGCAAATGAAGGAACCCTACAAGACTGTGAAGATTTTTTAACTGCGTCATTGGCGCACTTTCCCATCTGTGTAAACTGAGGAGACATGAAGCACGTTCAACATCCACCCGCAGTGGTGAAGCATACATTGATTGTTACCGTTCGAGACTTCATCGGCCTACTAACTCGTGACCGCAGCGTGCTGAACGGGCACACCGAGACGTTCACTCAGAAGTTGCGAGAGTCACTCGCGACGGCTACGCAGTTTCAGGTTAGCCTGATTGCCAACTCGTCGCTCATGCCGCTCTCAAGCGTAGACCGCGATGAGGAGTTCATTCAGGTTGATTGGGAGGCAGAATGAGAACCATAGCATTGGACTCCCAGATTCTGAACACCTTGTGCTCATGCCCAAGGAAGGTCAGATTGGAGTTCCTACAGAACTGGAGACCGACAGAGAAGGCTGAAGCTCTGGAGAAGGGCGACCTCATGCACCGCATGTTGGCGCACTACTACCAGGGGCGCAAGGATGGGCACAAGCCCTACGATACGGTCAACGAGGCCGTGGAGATTGCGCGCCGTGCATCAGTTGACATGGACCTGAACGAGTCCACGGTTGACGAGAACATCAAGCAGTTCAAGTCATACGCGCTGTGGTATCAGAGCGATGGCTGGGAGCCGCTTGAGATAGAGAGACCGTTCTCCAAGGTGCTCTATGAGAGAGAAGATGTCGAAGGCAAAGAAGGTCTGCGGGTTCTGTATGAGGGAGTCATTGATCTCATCACTAAGACCCCACATGGAATCTTTGTTACTGACCATAAAACTGCGTCAAGGCGATCAACTCCCAGCAAGCTGTCCAATCAGTTCATGGGATACGCATGGGCAACCGATTCGAGCAACTTCATCGTCAATCGCATCGGCTTCCAGAAAACGCTCGGGGAACAAGAGAGGTTCCAGAGGGTAATGCTCTCCTACAACTCACCCATCATCGAGGAATGGAAAGAGCAGGCAATCTACTGGACTCGGGTGCTCGTCAACTACATCGACACGGGATACTTCCCGCCGAACTTTACATCGTGCGACAAATACTCGGGATGCATATTCCAGAAGGTCTGCGAAGCCATCCCCGAGGTGCGCGAATTCAAATTGATGACCAACTTTTACGTCGGAGAACCGTGGAGTCCCCATACTCGGGATGCTGCGAAGGAAACATAAATGGCTAAGAGGAGAAAAGCGACTCACATTCACCAGTATCGGCGCTTCAACATTCGCAAGAGCGGAGAGGAGCCATACTTCATCTTCAAGTGCCAGATTGAAGGTTGCACCCATCATGTCTCGCGGGAGATGGTGGTTGGCAACCAGTCAATCTGCTGGAACTGCACGGCTCCGTTCCAGATGTCCTACAAGGCAACTTACCTTGCGAAGCCTGTCTGCAACAATTGCAGGTCTCGGAAGTATAGTGACACGAAGGACGACGGAGCGAAGGAACAGCAGAAGGTCATGTCTATCGAGGACAGGCTCGATGAGATTCTTGGGAGGGATCTCTTCTGAAGCTTCGATTCGGTGACAAGAACTTCGGTGAGCTTGAAGACAGGCAGCTGCGCATACCAAAGCCTAAATTGCCCAGCGCCGTCGATGGCATCATCTACTCCATCCAGAGGACATACCTCCACGATGAGGACATAGTGCGCCTCCTGCGCGTAATATGGTATCGAGCGCAGGGTGGAACCTGTCGGGAGTGTGGAAAGAGGAAGGACAAACGAGGAGGCTGGTCAGTTTTCATCTGTAAAGAGTGCTACCCGAAGAAGGAGACAAGGGATGATTTACATTCAGAAGAGTCAGACAGCGGACACAAGAACGTGCGACTACACCAAGGTGACAAGGAACCAGCTTCTCGCAAGCTCACTCCAGCATCTCGGCGACGTTCATCAGGGACTCGCGTTCTTCGCAGCGGAAATCGTGCGCGCAGCAGGTCGTCATGACTTCGACAAACTGTCGGACATCGACGGATTCCATCGGGACTTCGTGACTGGGTTCACCCAGACAACGTGGTGGGATGCACATCGCATGCTCAATCGTCACCACCTGTTCCAGGCGGACGGCATCCCGAAGGACGTGAACCTCATCGACGTGCTCGACCTCATCGTCGATTGCGTCATGGCTGGCATGGGACGTTCGGGAACCGTATACAAGCTCGAACCCTCGCCGGAGTTGCTGGAGCGCGCGTTCCAGAACACCGTCGAACTTCTCAAGGCTCAGGTTGTTGTGGGGGACAAATGAAACAGAAAATCTGGACGTGCAAGATTGATGAGGTCGCCGACTTGCCAGATGGTTCAGACCGGCCCATGCGAGAGGCTGTCGTGGAAGCCTATCGTAAGCTCACAGGTAGGGAGCCAGTCTTCTGCTTCAGTGGATGGGGCGGGGAACTGACGAAGGTCGAGCGCGAAGTGGCAGAGGAGTATCGTGCCAAGGACAAGTGACATCGTGCTAGGTGGACGCCTCATGCTCATGCTGAAGGGCGATAACGGAGTCGGGAAGACTGTGCTCGCTGGCAGTTTCCCCGGCCCTGTCAAGTTCTTCATGTTCGACGGCTCGAAACTTGACGTGCTCAAGTTATTCTTCCCCAAGCGAACGGATATTGAATACGATATCTATGGCGCAAGGGAGACCAAGTTCAAGGATGCCAACGGCCAGCCCGTCCACATCAAGGACTTGATCCAGTTCGCTGACGAGTTCAACGCGCTTCAGGACTACTGCCCATATGCGACGGTGGTTCTGGATAGCTTCACCTCGTTCTCAGTCACATGCGTGACGTTCCAGTTGGATGTGCGCTCCGCATCAGCACAAGCCAACAAGAATCCGCTGAAGTCCAAGGGCGGCTTGGTTGTCCCCGACTTCGACGAGTATAAGGGTGAGACAACACTGGTTACGCAGACGTTGGATGTGTCCAAAGTTCTGCCATGCCATGTGATTTGGACCGCTCACCCGCTCCCCAAACTTGAGACAAGCGGGAGTGGCAACAGCATGAAAGTCTCGAAGTCATCGTCGATTGCAGCCTACGGTGCTAAGACGGCTGCGATGGCACCAAGCTACTTCAACGAGATTTGGCATCTGGAAACTCGCGCTGCGAATGACTCCGCTGGAACGCGCCAGCGTATCGTTCATACGCAGACAACGGGGGACCAGTTCGCCAAGACTGCACTTCCACTTCCCGTGTCGTTCGATGTCACGATGAAGAATGGCTTCCAGGAAGTGCAGAAATACCTCGCAGAGCATCGCATCAAGCTCCAAGAGGCGGCGTCTGCGAGGGAAGCTCAAACAGCGGCCAACGAAGAAAGAGAGGCAATCAGAAAGCTGGTGTAACGGGTAATACCCCCGCTGATATAAAAGGCATCGGGGTCATAACGGCACTATGTGCCATCACTTGAAGGTAGGTAAGAAATGGGTATGCGTTTTCAGGTTACTCCGCAGGACGTCAAGCGCTCCAAGACGGTGCGCCCCGGTTGGTATCTCGCGACGGTGACGAAGGTCGCCCTCGAGGATTCCAAGGACGGACAGTCCAAGAACATCGTCATCGACCTGCTCGGCAACGAGGGAGACGCTGATGGCGTTCCCTTCAAGACTTGGGTGTCCGAGAAGGCTCCCGGTCTCGCGGTCCCCATCATCAAGGCCTTCGGGGGGAAGGTGACGGAAGAGGAAGGCTCGGACTTCGACTTCGAGACCATCCGCGGGAAGTCCGTCCGCATCGAGGTCGTGACCGACAAGTATCAGGGTCGGCCCACGAACAAGATCAACGATTGGGCGCCGACTGCCCTGTCGGGTGACTCGGGTGCGGCTCCCTCGTCGATTCCCGTCGAAGGCCTGGGCTAGACAGTTCGGTTCGCCACTAGCCTCTTGAGGAGGTGAACTGTCGCGGGTTGCACGGCCCCCCTTCCCGTGTGGCGCAATACGGGGGGCCACTAATTGACAGTAGGAGTAATCATGAACGAGAAGATGATCGACCCGAAGGATATCGAGGAACAGCAGGACAAGGAACGCGCTGACCTCGACAAGGAACTCGAAGAACTCGACGCCGCTCTCACAGGTGAGGCTGACGAGGACGACGACGAGGACGAAGACGACGACGAAGATAAGGACGACGAGGAGTAAGGTCTTGGGGGTGGGTTGAGAGATTCACCCCCAAGTTTTACGAGGTTGTGATGGAGAAAAAGAAATACTGCAAGTTCTGTAAGAAGCTCATGGACATGAGCAAGCATTCTTCGTCATCCCTCAGATCAGATGGATACTGCACAGCCAAGTGCAAGAGGAAAGACCGCAACGAATACTACAAGGATCTGGACAGACTGCGAGTCTGCGACCCGGATACGGGATGGTTTTGATGAAGATAAAAATCACAGAAATCACGCTCCCCTCGACAGAGGATGAGATAGCTGAGCGCGTCGCGGACCAGCTCACTGAGATTGCTGCATCCATGAAGGAGCAGGGACAGCTACAACCGATATCCGTTCGTTCGGTGAACGGTTCTTACGTCCTCAACTTCGGTGAGAAGCGGGTCCGCGCGGCCCAACTCATCGGGTGGACTGAGATTGAAGCCGTCATCGAGGATGTCTCAGAGAAGCAGGCGCACATCCTCCGTTGCCACGAGAATCTCAAGCGTTTCAATTTGCCATGGGATGAGCAGGCGCTCCTCACAGAGAAGCTGCACATCCTCAGACAGGAGGAACATGGCTTTGTTCCCAGTGGACGACCTAAGAGAGATGTCGAGAAAAAAGGATGGTCAGTCAGGGATACAGCCGATGAGCTTGGAGCGGCGCTGGGACTCGTTTCGGAGAACATCAACCTTGCCCGAGCAGTCCGAAACAACCCCGCACTGCGAGCCATCAAAGACAGAAAGACTGCAATCAAGCTTGTTCGACAAGAAGCACAGCGGGAGCTTGATAGAGTTGAGTCGACTGACCGGAAGAAGATTGATTCGAACGAGATATACCTGGGCGACGCCACTGCGGTATTGTCAACCTTCCCTGACCATTCGATTGACGGCGTTATCACGGACCCGCCGTGGCTGAACTTCTTCGACCCCTCCCTCAAGCGAGACGCGCGCACCTTCCCGGTGTTCAAGGAAATGTATCGCGTCCTCAAATACAACAGCATCTCCTACATCTTCGTCGGGATGGAGGACTATCCACATTACGTAGGCTGGGAAAGAATCGAGGAAGATGGCTCAACATTCCACGTCAAGGGTGAACTCGAGAAAATTGGGTTCTCCGTCGCAAAAACCCCCCTCATCTGGCGAAAGACCGGCTCCCTCTCTCGTCGTGGAGTTAAAAGCTGGGAGTATGACCGCGACTTCGAGTTTATCATTGTCGCAGCGAAAGGCACTCCGGTCCTTACTTCGCCAACCCGGTTATCAGGCGTCAAAAGTTTCGCCGCAGTTCCTCCAGCAAGTCTTATCCATCCTAACGAAAAGCCAGTGGACCTGGTCAAGGACATACTCGAGGACTGCTCGCACAAACAGAACATTATTCTCGATCCGTTTGCGGGAAGTGGAGTTCTCGGATCGGCTTGCCTTGAAACAGGCCGTCGGTTCATCCTCATCGAACGCGAGCGGGAACGTTATGAGAAGATTGTCAAAAGGCTCAAGGGGGAGTAAATGATTACAGTCTACCTCGCGTGTGACTCCAAGCTTCAGTCGGCCGCAAGAATGCTTCGAGAGAAGTTGGGCACGCGCGGCATCATGGTTACTTCCCGTTGGCTCGACAACGACTTCGACCTCAACTGGACGACGGAAAAGCTCATCGAAGAAGCTGAGAAGGACTTGGTTGACATCGACGAGGCTCATTACTTCGTGCTCTACAATCCCAAGTCACATCATCGTGGCGGGACAGGCGGTCGGCACTTCGAGACGGGCTACGCCTACGCGCATGGCAAGCTCCTCATCTACTGCTCTGAGGAAGTGGAGAACGTGTTCCACAATCTGATAGACATTCACGTCGTGATGAAGGATAAGGAAACCTTCAACGACTTCGTTGACACTTTGGCGAACGTGATTCATTCAATCAAAGAGGATGAGTAACTACGTCCCAGGTCAGGGTAATCCAAGCGCCAAACTGATGGTGGTTGGCGAAGCTCCGGGTGCGGTGGAGGATCAACTCCTCCGCCCATTCGCAGGCCCGTCTGGTAACTTGTTAAATGAGTTACTTGAGGAGGCCGGGACACATCGCAGAGAGGTCTATGTGACGAATGTCGTCAAGTATAGGCCACCGCAGAATGATCTTCGACGCTTAGATCAGATCGGCCATAGCGTCGAGGAAGGGATGGTTCAGTTATGGGAGGAGATAAACGCGCTCAAGCCCAACTGCATCCTAGCTCTCGGGAACCTGTCCCTCAAAGCTCTAACGGGGATGGGAACCTACATCAAAAAATCGGGAAAGTATTCGGGCATCCTCACTTGGCGTGGCTCCATTTTGCGCGCCATGCAAGGGGACTATAAAGTCCTCCCAACTATCCATCCGGCCGCTTTACTTCGATCGGGGGACACTGAGGAGAAGGTGCTGTCATACAGCTCCCGCCTGTATATCTTGAATGATATCAAGCGGGCTGTAGCACAATCGCAGTTTCGTGAGTTCAGACTACCACCTCGCACGCTCGAAATCGCTAGAAGCAGGGTGGATGTCTGGCGCTTCCTTGAGAAATACAAGCATCTCAAGAAAGTCTCGGTCGATATTGAGGTTCTCGCTGCGATACCCGTCTGCATCGCGTTGTCATTTAACACATGGCACGCTATGTCGATTCCTCTCATGGACATCTGGGCGCTCCAGAATAAGGAGTCTGGAATAGCCGACCACGAGTTTGATTACATGTGGCAGATGTTGATGGAGTTCTTAGGACAGCCTGACATTCAGGTCATCGGTCAGAACTTCAAGTTTGACGATGAGAAACTCCGGCGCGCGTGTGGTATCGTTGTCAAGAACACCTGGTTCGACAACATGATGGCGGCTCATACCCTCCATTGTGAGCTTCCACGTAGCCAGGCATTCCTCACATCCATCTACACTGACGAGCCATACTATAAGGACGAAGGTAAAGAGTTCAACATCAAGAAGTCTCCCTGCGAGCAGTTGCTCTACTACAATGCGAAGGACGCCGTTGTCGCCTTTGAGATTCACGAGCAGCTGTATGAGGCAATGGGGGAGATAAACCCACCCGGATTCCCCAACTGGCGTCAGTCATTCTTCTTCGACCATGTCATGCCCCTTCACGATCTTTACAGGGACATGGAGGATGAGGGATTCCCAGTCGATGAGGAGAAACGTAAGGAGCTGATTAAAGACTATGAACAAAAAATTGTTGATGCAAAACGTGAGCTTGAAGCAATCGTTGGGTGGGACGTTAACCCAAACTCTCCAAAGCAGGTGGGGCTCTTACTCTATAAGGATTTCGCTCTCCCCGCGAGAGGCAAAAGAACTCCTGAAGGGATTAAAACAAGCACAGACGAAGATACCCTAACTGCATTACAGGCTAACGTCTGTAAGAAGCCTGAGCACAAGCGGGCTATCGACCTCATCCTCAAATTGAGGGGCTGGCATAAGGCTCTCGGCACGTATATCAAGGCTGCGTGTGATTTCGACGGGCGTATGAGAACGTCCATCCAGATTTGCGGCACGGAGACAGGTAGAAGCTCGAATAAGAAGCAAGAGGCACCCGTCAGACCGTTCAAAATGGGGCTTGCATTTCAAACCATGTCAAAACATGGGGAGATGGGAGCAGAGCTTCGCAAGATGTTCATCGCTGAACCTGGGCACTCCATTATGGAGTTTGACTTGTCCCAGGCTGAGGCGCGCGTCGTAGCCCTGTTGGGACGTTCTGAGGAAACTCTTAGGCTGTTCAACACGACAGACATCCATAAGCTGACCTCCACATGGCTCTTCAACTTCCCCATGAACCAAATCTCGAAGGAGATGCGGTTCGTCGGTAAGACATGCCGCCATGCGGGGAACTACGACATGCGGAAACGTCGGCTCATGGAAATCATCAAC